CCGGGGGTTTGACCCTTCCCCCGGTGGGTTCTTTCTTTCTATAGTAAACACCGTGGCAGTGTAGATTTGATATGATAGAATCTGTTAATTGATATTTTGTTAAGTTGTTAAATATGGAGGTAGCGCGTTGAACGAACCAAGAAATGATATAACCACCATCGTCATAGCGACTGCCGTTGCCATCGATCTGGGAATCGAGCAGGCTGCTGTTCTTGGCTATGTAGGTGAACTCACCAAAATATATGGGAATACCAAAGGCTGGGTCCGGCAGGCACTCGTGAATCCATCGGATATCCCTTTTATTCTTCCTTCCACTGTCCACAGTTCCATCGTGTCTTTAATTCAAGAGAAATATCTTGATTCCGCATTTCATGATGAAGAGCGGTATATCAGATTGTCATTACACCGAGTCGTACACTAATGGAGGTAGCTATGCTCAATAATCTGGAATCTATAGAGAGTAAAGAGAATGAATTCACCGGTGTATGGATACCAAAACAAATATTGCAGGATGACTCTTTGACCTATCGAGAAAAGATAGTTCTCGCTATGTTTTACAGCCTCGACGGTGATCACGGATGTTTCGCGTCAAACGAATATATTGCCAACCAGATCGGAATGTCTGCTCATAGTGGGGTCACACATGTCGTAACCTCGCTCAAGGAAAAGGGATATATTTCGGTATCACATCAATGGGAAGGAAGCAGGATTATACAGAGGACGATTACAGTTGAGAAGCCGTTGACAGATCCTAAACGGGTAAGTACAGATTCTATAAGTACAGAACCTAAACGGTCATCCATAGAACCTAAACGGATATCCCATGAACCATTGATAGAACCTAAACGGCACCGTTTACAAAACCTAAAAGAGATAATACATCCTATTATAATAAATAAAGACTATATACACAAAGAATATAATAATAGTCTCATACAATCGTATAAGAAGTATAAGACATATCAATCGATTTATAAGGGAATAGAGAGAGATTCGGTTTTAAGAGAGGGAGTCAAGATCACGGGGGTGAGCGCCGTTGCTGACGCCGGCACTCCCCCAAAGGAAGCAACGGAGGAAATGATGAGAGATTATGATCACAAAACAGATATAGATCCTGGAGAGACCAACGTATTCTCCATCGATGAATATTCCAAGGAGGAGTCATCAACGCTATCGGCGTTCCTGGGCCTGGCCGACTATCCCGCCGGTGCCAGCTGTGCCGCCGAGTTTGACTGTCCCGAGCTTATCAGCCCGGGCTCCCGACGGTTTATAGAGAGTCTTCAGAAGTTCTGTCAGCGATTTGACCTGGATTATAGCCGGTCACTGGGAGATACGGTGCAAAAGCTGCGTGCCAGGCCGGTAGCGTTATCTCTTATAGTGAATGCTATGGAGAATGCTGACTCACTCACGGCACCGGACAAATGGTTATCCGCAGTTATTGATCGACAGGACGAGAAACCCGGTATGTTGACTCAGATTGTGAATCAATCAATGGAGCAACCGGTGTTTCACCTGTACCACACCCTGTTATTCTCCAGAGAAGCTTTGTTACGGCAATTCCTCACCCATATCTGGGACGATGTTTCCTCCTCTCTCATCGAGGATCTCATTCCCTTGTTTCACAAATCCTACGTGTTTGAACATGATCCCATTCATAAGATCGTCATCCCACGGGATATGACCATAGAAGATGCCGTGGCGGTCTCCAGGATATTTCACAACCATAATCTGATTATTTATGATGAAGGCCGGTCACACTATTTTGCTCACAGCTGCCCATCTGACCGTCAGTGGACCTTCCTTGAGCAGCATTCTCCGGTGATACAATTCTGGGGAATAACTGCCCTCACAAACCGGTGCTACGGTAAAGCCCATGCAGAAGGTGTACACAATGTAGTAAAATGTAGTCAAACTGAATCCAGTGAGGCTACATGTATAGAAGAGATGAGATCATCACAGAACTCAGACAGGCAGCATCAAGATTCGAAGAACTTACCGGCAGACCGGCAGAGAAGATTACCCGTGCATACTTTCTCTCCCATTCGGCGGTTTCAGAGAAGGAAATCATTCAGGCCTTCGGTTCCTGGTTATCACTCAAAAGGGAAGTTCTCTATAACCAGACTACCAGAGATTCATTCAACGACACCCATCGTGAAGGTGCTCCCGGTATTTACGTTATCACCGCCGCCGTGGCTGGAGCCGACCTGCATACCGGGTTTACCGAGGCACTTCAAACCTACTGCAGAGCACATAGCGCCGAACTGATTGTTCTCCCCATGCGGGGAGTACGGAACACCGACCCCTTCGAGCCGGCAGTCCTGCGGCAACTCCAGCCCCACATGGTGGAGACGGCGACTATCAATCCCAACCTGCAGGCCACCGACCTCCGGCTCTCCCCCCAGCAGGTGGAACCATTATCAGGCATCGACCGGTTAGGGCGGAAAGAGCACTCTCTTATAATAGCCCACCCCAAACAGCATTTGAGAACCATACCCAGTAAGAACACCGACCTCCCTCATCTCATTATGTCGACTGGAACCTGTACCATCCCCCTGTTTACCCGCAACAAGTCAGGTATTCTTGCCGAAGAAGATTACCAGATCGGTGCTTTGGTGGTAGAATCCGACGGCTTCCTGTTTCACGTAAGACACATACAGGCCATGGATGACGGTTCATTCTATGACCTGAACAGGAGATACACCCCAACCGGGGTAGAGGAGGTGGAATCCATTCCTGCCGTGGTGTGGGGTGATCTTCATATCGGACAGATAGATTACACCGCCCTCTCGGCTGCCGAGGAGATATTATACACGATTACGCCGACATGGCATCCGTGAATCACCACGAAAGCCAGAACCTTCATAGCAAATCGACGGCACCCACTCTCCAGGAAGAACTGGCAATGGTGGGAATGGAACTCTCCAGGATATCTGACACATTCCCCGACAGTACCATCCACTGTGTGGCATCCAATCATCCCGAGTTTCTCAAGCGCTACGTGGAGACAGGCCGGTATGTGGAAGACCCCATCAATTACCGCACCTCGTTAGACCTCGCTATTCGCGAATATGATACGGGCGACGGCCTGGCCGACTACCTCAAAACCACCCACGGCCTCCCCAATGTGATATTCCATTCCAGAAGGGATGACCTCATCATCGAGGGAATACAACTGGCAGAACACGGGGACAAGGGATCTAACGGATCCCGGGGATCCACCACGTCCCTCTCAAAATCATATGGCAACTCCATCATCGGACACTCTCACAGTCCCAAGATAGAACATGGATGTTGGCAAGTGGGTTGTCTTTGTATTCTCAACCAGAATTATAATGAAGCTGGACAGTCCAGCTGGCTTCATAATATAGCCCTGGTCTACCCCGGGGGAGGACGGACTTTCATAAACATAATTGAGGGGCTGTGGAAATCACCATGCAGATCCATCGGTGTAGATGATATACTGGACAAAACATTGGAGGTAGCACAATGAAAACCATACGAATTAAATATCGAAACCGGATCTACACCCGGTATCCCGAGAGCGCATATCACAGCAGCCGCGACTACTATATCCACCAGAAGGCGGGGCATACCCCCATCATGCTCCACCGGGTGATCTACGAAGATCACTTCGGTCCCATCCCCTACGAACATGTCATTCACCATATTGATTTCAATCCCGATAACAACCATCCGGATAATTTGATGGCCGTGACCACATCACAGCACGCCCGCTTCCACCATGATGACCCGGAATTCGGGGAACGGTGGCGACAATCGGTAGCCACCGGTGTCCGTAAAGCCTTTGCCGATGCTCCCACTATACACAAGGTATGCCCATGGTGCGGTATCGGATTTGAAACCTCTACATATACCCCGGCTACATACTGTTGTGCTGCCTGTGCCGACAAGGCATATGCCACCCTGCGGGAAACCCGGGTGTGTGTTATATGTGGAAAGGCATTTGATGCCCATCCCACCCAGTCACAGGCCGTGACCTGTTCCCCCTCCTGTTCCATGAAACTCCAGCAACGGGATACCGAGCGGGTATGCCGCCACTGCGGGAAGACCTTTACTACAAAACACATCGATCCAGATCGTGTCCTCTACTGCTCGACGTCATGCTGGCGGAAAGCCACCAGATCCAAGAGAATGGAAACCCGTATCTGTTGCATGTGTGGCAATGAGTTTACGACTGATAAGTACAAGAACGCGAGAACGTGTTCCAACGAGTGCCGAATCGCCAGGATTCGGAAATTTGGCCAGCATCTCCGGTTCCTGGAAATGCTGGATGCCATGGAGGCAAGACAATGAAACCACTGAATGATTTGGAACGACAGGCACGGGAACTGGCGGCACTGGCCAGGGAGATACAGAATCACAGCATCAGGTCGGTCAACGAGATTATCAAATTAAACCGGTTCATTCAACANNNATTGATAATAGTACGGTCATCAGCCAGTTTATCGAAACCCTGTTACCGTTTGCCCGGTGTCTGGCCCTGGCCCAGGCAAAACGTACCAGCGTGAACCGGGATGACCTCATATCCGAAGCCTACGTGGCGGTGGTGGAATACGCCAGTAATCCTGACACGGATATCTCGCTCACCCAGTGTATCAACAGGCGACTGAATCAATTCTGTAACCGGGAGAGACAGGCTATGTTCCCCTCATTAGATGTCGGGACCGCCGATTCCTATGAAGATTCGGTCATCAAGAGGGAAGAGATTCGGCAGTTATACGAAGCACTGGGTACTCTTACCGAAACAGAACGATATACTGTGGTGGAATCTATCATATACGGGATGACATATCAGGATATTGCCACAACCCTCGGCATTTCCACCGCCTCGGTATTTCGAATTCGCACCAACGCCATAGCAAAGATCCGTAAACATCTGGAGGTGTTGTGACATACACCATCTCATGGTATCGATTGAACAAAACCAGGGTGAATGTTAAATAATGTATAGTTTCGGGGGCTACTCCCCACTTTTCTGAAATAAATACCATCTCAGCCATACCATCTTAACATAGGGAGGAAACATTATGATACGCAAGAACTACACACCAAAGGTCGAAAGAGTAAGCTAGTTCGTAGCACATTCACCATCAAACGTGTTACAATGTACAGACATGGAACCCATTATACGGGAACAAAGCCGGCGCCGGCATTCCCCCATGTATAAGGAAACAATATATTGAAGTGTGACAATTGCAAAGAAACAATCAGAAACACCCTGGATGCCGGGCTTGACCTGAAATCCGGCATGCTCCTCTGCGTTAAATGCCAGAGGAAGCTCGGTATCACCAAATGATATCTTATATACCAACAGTAGAGGAGTCCCTTATAAAGGTCTCATCAATGCTACCTCCAATAGCCACATGAGATTCCTCCTTGCCGGCCCCCTGCTTCTCCAGCACGGCCGGCATCTCCATCATCTTAAACGAATAGAGTAGTATTATAGGTATGATAGGACGACAAACAAAACTTACCCCCGAACTCACCGAAACACTTTGTGAGCACCTCAGAAAGGGGTGCTACCGGGAGATTGCCTGTAAAGCCTGCGGCCTCGGCAAGACGGCGTTCTACCGCTGGATGAATGAAGAAGAATCCCCTGATGAGCTGCACCAGGCTTTTAGGGACGCAATCAGGGCAGCCGAAGCCGAAGCGGAGCTTAAAATCCTCAAGGAAATTGATGAGTACGTCACCGACGGTGAACTCAACGACGCCAAGATGGACAAGATGTTGAAATACCTCGGCATTCGCTATTCCGCAGAAGGCCGGTGGTCTAACAGTAATAAACTGGACCTCACCTCCGGTGGGGAACCCGTAAAACTTGTTATCTCACAGGACTTTATACCCGGTGAATCTAAACCTGAATAACATACTGAACCGAAACCACTCGGATTTCTTCAAATCCAGTGACCCGCTGGTATTATTCTACGGGTCAGCCGGTTCTGCCAAAACATACTCGACGGCAGACAAGTTACTATTACAACCCCTGATCCACCAGTTACCGATTAAGATGGCTGTCCTCCGCCGGGCCTTACCCAGTCTCAAGAAAACCTGCCTGCCCATCATGCAAAGCAGGGCACAGACCATGAACATACCCTTTGAGATGAACCAGAATGACATGATCGCCCGGCTCCCCTATGGTGGAGAGGTCCTCTTTCTCTCCTGTAATACCGAACATGAGGTGGAGAAACTGAAAAGTCTTACCGACATAGACATCGCCTGGATAGAGGAGGGCACCGAGGTGCCCGAATCGGCATTTGACCAGCTCCGCCTCCGCCTTCGCGGGGGTCAGTTAGACTGGAAACAGTGTATCGTCACCTTCAATCCCGTCTCCAGAAACCACTGGCTCTACAGGAGATTCGTGGAGGCGAACGAACCGGCCCGTATACTCCGCACCACCTACAAGGATAATCCCTGGATTGGCCAGGACTACATAGACTACCTGGAGTCACTCAAAGAGACCAATCCCCTGTTATACCAGGTGTATGCCCAGGGGCAGTGGGGGGACGTGGCCGGCACCATATTCCAGAACTTTGATATCGTGGATGAGATACCCGAAGGGAATGTCATATACGGTATTGACTGGGGCTGGACCCACCCCACGGCGGTGGTCAAATGTACTATTAAAGAGAACGATGCCTACCTGGAAGAAGTTATTCATGAGTCACACATTACCAACGATGATCTTATACAGAAGATGAAAGCCGCCGGCATCAAGGGACTGTGTTATTACGACACGGCAGAACCTGCCCGGGCAGAAGCCCTGTCAAGGGCCGGCTTTTCCATGATCCCGGCAAACAAGTCAAGCGTGTATGCCTCAATCATCTACATGCAGGGCTTAAACATTCACATCCATTCAGCCAGTGAGAATCTCATCAAGGAATTCGGTGCCTACGCCTGGGTGAAGGATAAGGATGGTATTGAGACTGAGACGCCGGTCAGTGTCTTTGATGACGGTATCAAGGCAGCTACCTATGCTCTCTTTACCCACCGGTACAGACACCGGCCACCGAAGAAACCGGTGGAACATCCAAACGGACTTCCCTTTACCCCGCCCCGGCCGTTGAAGCAGCGCTCGGCGGGCATCGATCCTATGTCATTATAAGGAATAACTATGAGTGTTATTAAAGAAATCAGAGAGCAGGTAACTGAATCAACGAGTGCCCTCAAACCCTGGAGAGACAAGGCCAAGGTGGATGCCGAGATGTACCTGGGGAGACAGTGGACTGACAAGCAGATGACCAATCTCTCCCGCAGCGGTAAATTCTCCAATACCTACAATGTCCTGGCCAAGCATCTCATGCTGGTCTCGGGATATGAACGCAGAAACCGGTCTGATATCAAGGCACTTCCCATAGAAGGGGCAGACGACCCGACAGCCAACGTCATTACCGCCATGATTAAGTGGCTTATGGCTGAACAGTATGTTGCCTATCACGCATCAGAAGCCTTTCTCCATTCCCTCATTACCGGCCTGGGGTTTGTGACCCTGGATGTCCGGCGTGACCTGAAGGATTTACTGGATGATCCCCTGGGATCGGGGGAGCTCGTGGCCGGCACCGGCAATCCTTTCCAGATGTTATGGGATCCCCAGTGGTCCAAGATCGATATGTCCGACTGTGCCTATATGATGAACAGCAAACGGCTCACCCCCCAGCAGTTGAAGTATCTCTATCCCTCACTGGATGAGGATATCGATTCCCTGAAGAAGGGGAGCCGGCTGATCCCGGAGGTATTTCGCCCCCACTATGAGGACCATGAGACTATCGAGGTCATCGAACGGTGGCAGCGAACATACGAGAAACGGTGTTTCATGGTGGACATTCGCACCGGAGAGGCTACCGAGGGAGTACGGGAGGAGCTTGAGGAATTCATTGCCGTCCGGCCTGACTTTGAACACCTCCGTATACTGGAGGGACAGGTTGATTACATCAAGTATGATGTCCTCATAGATGACACTATCACCTTCGGTGGTGAGAATCCCATAGAATTGAATAATTACCCGTTCATACCCTTTAAATGTTTTCATAATTCCATACACCCCGACAGTGATCTCCGCCATTATGGGATGGTCCGGCCTCTGCTTGATTCCCAGCGGCATATAAACAAGCTTCTCTCGGAGGTCCTTGACCAGGTAACCCGATCGGCGTGGAAACGTATCGTGACGGGGTACCCAAATATTGAAGTCACCGATGATGAACTCATCAACCCCGGCGGCACCCACGGCGTAAGCATTATACGGGTACCCGACGTATCGCAGTATACCGAGATCCCCTCCCAGACCTTTGACCCCCGGATGCTTGATCTCTCTAACCTGTTCCTGGATCTCATGGGACGGGTGGGCAACAACCCCGATCTCATGGGCCAGCAGGGATCGGCCGGTACCCCCGGTATTGCCATACAACTCAGGCAGTCACAGGGTGAGATGAGTAACGAACCCATATTTGATAACTACCGGCTCTCACTGGAACAACTGGGTCGGTCCCTCATAGAGTTAACTGGAAAGGTCTATTCCCTTGATAAAGTAAAGAGAATCGTCGGTAACGAAGTGGAAATCCCAGAGGAGTTCGATACCACAAGACAAACAGCGAAGTTTGACGTCAGTGTCAACCTGTTTGGTCAAGCTCCCACATTTAGATACGCGCAATATATGCAAATAATCGACATGATGGAAAAAGGTCTCTTACAACCATCACCACAATTGGCCGACGCGATTCTCACGTTATCGGATCTGTCTCCTGAACTGAAAGAACAATTCAGGAGTGCTATCCGACAGACCATGGATCCACCCCAGGGACCACCAAATCCCCAGGGTATGCCACAAGAAGGACCCCCGGTACCTAATGCCCAAGGTGGCCCGGTGCCCGATGGAACTGGCCCCCACGGTCGGGGCATGGGCCCCGGTGGGGGACAAGCTGACGGTTCAGGGATGCCACCGGGAATGAATCCCGGTGATGGAGAAATAACACCTGAGTTTCTGGAACAGATAAGTCAACAGACCGGCCAGTCTCCAGAAGAACTACTTAGCCAATTAACTCCCGAACAGAAAGCGGAGTTAGGAATATAATTACCCGCCACGGGCGGAGAGGAGTAACAATATGTACGACGAGACAGCAGCACAGGAAGAAATCTCACAGGAGACCGTCGCTCCCGAAGAAGAGATTTCCCAAGACTCAGAAGCGCCAGTTATCGAATCACCCGAGGAATCAGGTAACCGGGACCTGGATAATGAAGATGCCCAAGAACCAGATTTTGGGAGTTCCAAAGCATCGAAGGCATTTGCCGAGATGCGTCGGGAGCTCAAATCCCTGAAAGAAGAAAACTCTTCCTACAAGCAGATGCTTGAAGAGATGAAACTTCACAGGGAACTGACCGGCAGCTTGCCAGGCATGGGGACTACCCAGGCCAAACAGGAAGCAGAGAAAGCCGGCATCAATCTCGATGAACTTGATCCCGATGATTTACTGACCGCCGGTGATGTCAAGAAGCTCATGCAGGAATACCAGCAGGGCAATCAGAGTTATCACGAANNNCAGGGCCAGATCGCTGACCTGAAAGGGACCAGCTCCTACGGGGCCGACGAATGGGCACGTATGAAAGAGATGGCCAGGGAGGTGGTTCAAAAGAACCCTTCTGTCCAGAAGATGATCGCCTCAAGTAACGTGGATCCCGTGGACGGGATTCCCCTGCTTGCCAGGATGCACCCTGACTATGAAGCCAAGCAACAGGCAGACGCCGGCCGGAAGGTGGTGGAGAACATCGAGAAGAATCTACAGAAACCAAGAACGACAAATTCACAGAGTTCACCCTCGGCAATATCCGCATACGAGCGCTACAAACAGGCCAAGGAATCCGGCAGACACGATGCCCAGGAACTGCAGGCCATGCTCGATGAGGTAAACCGCGAGGTGGACTACTAAAAAAGGAACATTATTATGGCAGAGAATATTAACGCAGTCAGACCTTTCGTCAAGGAGATGCTGGACGAGCAGGCAATCCTTGAAGCAGCACGCCACATGGCATTTGCCGCATACGGCAGAATAAAGAAGCTGGACAAGAACTCCGGTGATACCGTGAAGTTTTACGCTCTCAGCCTCGGTGATCATACCACTAGCACCGCATCTACTACCCAGCTGTTTGTCTCCGGTGAGACACTCAACACCGAAACCGTGGATGCCAAACTTGAAGAGTATATGCAGGTATGGTATATCCCAAAGAGAGACATGGATATGCACCAGGAAGATTACCGGAAGAACCTCTCCCGGGAGATCGGCCGCAAGATGGGTAAAACCATTGAGAACGTAACCGCAAATACCCTGTTGAGCAACGGGTCAGTGGTGTACGCCGGCGGTGTTTCCGCGGTAGGTGATATCACCAATCTCTCCGGTGGCGTCAGCGAAGATGATATCCGCGGCATTACCGCCTACATGGCCAAGAATGAAGTGGATCCGATCAGCGAATACATCAAGAGTGATCCTGGCTACGGTACCACTCCGGTAGCACCAAGCTACGTGGGACTGATTCCCTACAACGCGGTAGAGGATTACCGGGACCTGGACAATTTCGAGGACGTGGAGATCTACCAGACTAAAGCGGGCGAGAAGCTTCTGCCCGGTGAATTCGGCAGGATCAAGAAAGCCAACGTCAGACTCGTCTCAGTACCCAACTACCTCAAGGCAGAGGGTGCCGGGGATGACGGTCAGGACATCTACACCTCGGTATTCGTGGGACATGATTCCTACGGGTTTACCCCGTTTGAAACAGATCCCAAGAAGATAGACGAGGATTACCGAACCCAGGTGATCATCCAGCCGGTGGGTAACCTGAATCGTCTCATGGAAGCAGGCTACGTAACCAACTTCGCCGCAGCCGTACTCAGGGAAGAAGGGGTTATCTGCTACCGACACAACGTTTCAGACGCCTCGGTATCAGTAGTCGCACCCTCATAGTCATATGAGAGAATAACAACAGGATGGCCGGGGGAATGAACCCCCGGCAGATCCTTTTTACAGGAGGAGTATATGAGAGTAGAAGTTTTGGATAAATCACGGAAACCGGGGGAGATGGTGGTCAAATCCATCAACCTGAAACGCTACGCCATCCCGTTTAACACCCCGTTTGACTGTGACCCGGTATTATACAACTATTTAACCGAACACGTACCCTACCAGGCCCGGGTGGAAACGGAGAATGAAATGTTCTTCGAAACCAGATACCGGCCCCGGTGTCATGTCTCACTCATACAGGAATAAACTATTATGACCTACGGGCAGATTGCAGACCGAATCATTACCCATATACAGGGGGAGGCGGCCAACGTCCCGCCTTCCATCGAGGATTATCTCCGCGGCCCCTCCGGCTACATCGCCGAGGCGGTGCGTTCTATCGTGCGGGAGTCCAGGCTGTGGCTGTTTCGGGAACGCTTCGAAACCACACTGACGGCCGGCACCCACGCCTACCAGATGCGTACCCTCATCCCGAGAGTACATATCATCAATTCAGTATCAATAAACGACGGCTCTATCTGGGCATCCCTCTCCCGTATCATGGGAAAGGGCCTGGAGAGTACCCGGTTTGGCTACACCACCGGCCGGCCCTATGCGTGGGGTATAGTGGGAAAGGAGATACTGTTTGATCCCCGGCCCACGGCAAACGACAGTATTCTCATAGACTGCTACCGCTTTCCCGAAGCATTACCGGAGATTACCGATACCTTCAATGCCTACGAGGATGATATCTCACAGGAAGCACCGGATGTTATTATCTACCGCACCTGTATCATCGTGGCGGCGGTGGTACAGGATCCCGAACAGGAAGGACTGTTTACCGGGCTGTACAATAAATCCATCAGGGAACTCAAACGCCAGCAGTCAATGCTGGTAAACACCGGCACACCAGAGCCGGAGGCGAGGTTCTAACATGGCATACTCGATCACGTGGGACGAAGACATTCCTATCAAGGATACGGTGGACGTCAATGACCTGGATGATCACGTCCGGGATACCAAGGAAGCCATACGTGAGCGGTTTGAAACCTGGGCCTGGGATACTAACGCCGACTGGCTGATTCTGGAGAACCCGGTACTCCTGTTACTGGCCGAACATATAGTCACCGCCTCAATTGCCGCTACCTACACCGCCAATATCGAGGACGGTAATGTGTTTGACCTGACCCTTACCGCGGATACCGCCATTACCCTGGCCGGTTCCACCACCAACGGGGCACACCGTATCACCCTGAAGATAAGCCCAAACGGACACACCGTATCATTTACCAATACCGTCAAATTCCCCTTTGAGGTGGGCATAATCGAGGTATAAATGGGACACAGAATAGAATGGAACGCCACCTACGAAGCAGTTCCTAAAGATAACGACTATATTCCCGAGGGGGCCCAGCGTATCCGTAATCTCAAGCGGGATACGAGGGAGACCTTCCAGCAGTGGCGGTGGGACGCCGACGCGGATAACAAGACTCTCTCAAAGGCAGTGGTCAAACACTGTGCCCTGAAACAGGTAACCGGGGAGATCACCGGGGTCTACACCGTGGACGCCGAATCGGCCCACGTGTTTAACCTCACCCTTACCGGGGATGTCGTTCTCAGTCTCACGGGAGCCAATCCCAACGGGCTGACGGTGCTGTGGATCCTGGCCACCCAGGATAACACTGGCACCCACGATATTACCTTTGATACCACCATCAACTGGGCCTATTCCCTTACCCCCGAGATCTACACCAGCGGGAATACCACCACGGTGTACTGTCTCTATACATTAGATGGATCAACCTGGTACGGTTCCATGGTAGGCACCGGCTACGCGGAGGCATCATGATTCACCCATTGCAATCCCCTAGAACCATAGAGATAGATACCGACACCCAGAACCTGAACCTGGAAACTCTCATCAAGGGTGAGGGAATCTCCCGGGGACAGATTGACGTGGTGATTCTCTCGGGGGTAGTCATTAGTTCTGATGATGCCCCCAATCCTTCCATTGAGACCGGCGACCTTGCCGGGTATATCGTCAGGATAGTCAACCGTGGGTGTATCTACGGGGCCGGTGGGCAGGGTGGCAACGGGAGGACTGGGAATACCGGCCTCCCCGGAGAAGTCGGCGGTACTGCGCTAAAAGCAACATCGAGAATTGCATTAATAAATAACAATATCATCGCCGGTGGTGGTGGTGGTGGTGGAGCTGGTGGTGGTTCTATTGGTTCATTTCTCAGCCTCAATGCTTCTAGTCGTGGTGGAGCTGGCGGTGGTGGCTGCGGTGTTGGCGGTGGCCCCGGTGGGCTTACGTATGGCACAGGTGAAGCAGGCTCGCTTGAACAACCTGGAGAAGGCCATGCTGGTAGTTACGTTGACTTAGGGGCTTGTTGGGCACGTGGAGGAAAAGGTGGTACTGGTGGTTTTGTCGGAGAACCAGGTAACGCAGGGGCGACGGGAACTTGTGACGGAGATTCCGAAACAAGATATAATGGTGGAGCCGGT